TTGAAGCAGAAAGCCACGAGGATATAATAAACGAAATTAAGGAACTTTTAAAATCAATATAAAATGGGAGTAACAATAATTGACAACACGCAAACGATTAACAACGCTACTTGGAAGGTGCAACCAGACGTACTTGCATCCGAAAGTGGAATAGTAAAAGAAAATGGGACTATCCACTACATCGATGGGAAGTTAAAATACCATGTTGACGGTTCTATTAAAGAATTAGGGGTTGGTGTTGATTACGGAATTACCGTGTTAGATAGAATAACAGAGGTGCCAGGTTCACCAACGATTGGAGATCGATATCTATTTGCAAGTGGGACGTATGCTGGTGTAATTGAATGGGATGGTACATTTTGGTCTTATGTATTGCAGAACTCAGCTGCAACGGTTGGGACATTGGTAACTGGAGTTAAAAACAACACTACCTACAGATGGAACGGTACAAGCTGGGCTACGTACACACAACAAAAAGTAATTGATTTAACATTAGCACGAAAAACAGATTCTTACACACTTGTAGCAACTGATAACGGCCAAGTAATTGAAATGAACAAAGCAACTGCTAACACTTTAACCGTGCCTTCAGGAGTTTTTACAATAGGTCAACAAGTTTTGGTTACACAATATGGAGCAGGTCAAACGACAATCGCGGGGTCGGGTGTAACTTTAAGAAGTGACGGTGGCAAACTTAAGATTAATAGTCAATATTCAAGTGCAACAATTCTGTTTATTTCAGCTACGGAGGCGTATGTATTTGGTAATTTAGCTTTATAATGACCGAGTTTAACGGCAATTTAACACCTTCATTTATAAGATTTAAAGAAGTCACTACCGCATTGGATAGTGACTCTTTATTTATACAGCCATTCAATAGTGGCATACCTAAAAAAATACTGATTACAAATTTAAGCGATGAAGATAACGGTGTTTTATTTGGTGGCACTAGTGCAGATGAGGATGTTTACAGTTTAACAGGCGGCGTTGGTGCAAGTATTAATTCAGATATATACAATTTATGAGCGATATAACAAAGAGAATTATAATTAAAAAAGGGGCTGGCATTGCAACTATTCCTGCAACATCAGACCATAGAGATGGAACGTGGTTGTACACTGATTTATACATTGGTGAGTTCTACATGAATACTGCAAATGGGAAGATATACACGCGTACATTAAGTGGGATTTCAGAAATAATTTATAACGTTGCAGATTTTGAATTATTAGCAAATAAAGCCACAAATTTCACGGTTTTAAACAACACTAAATATCCAACAACTCAAGCAGTCGAAAACCAAATTGACGCTAAACTTATTTCGACTGGTTATTGGAATGTAGCGAGTTCAGAAATCGCAAGGGGTTACAGGGCGCAACACAATTCAACAACTGTACTTTCTGAAAATATTGCGGTTGGCACTTTACAAGGTACAGCAACAGCAGTGGCGGTGTCAACAACTTCCATACAAACGAAAAAGACGCGTTTAAAAATTGGTGTTTCAACTCCTGCAGCAAATGGTGTGTGTGGGTACAGGTCAACAAGTGCTTTTAATATCATTGGCATGGGTTGGAGGTTTTGTGTTGCGTTTGGTGTTTCAGATACAGCCTTAAATACAGGAGCAAGACAATTTTACGGAATGACTTCGGTAACAACTTTGTTGGGAATATCGTCTACTGTTCACGTTGAAAGTTTGACTAACATAGTTGGTATAGGTTCGGATGCTTTGGATACTAATTTACAGATATTTCATAACGATGCAACAGGAACAGCTACAAAAATAGATTTAGGGGCTAATTTTCCTGCAAACAGGACAGGAAGTGCAGCAACAGATTTTTTTGTGTTTGAATTGTACAACCCATTTAATTCAACGACTGTTTTTTATAAGGTTACTTCGTTGGAAAACAACGTAACAGTTGAGGGGTCAATCACTACAAATTTACCAAGTGATACAACACCGATAACAATGCAAGCGGTTAGAACTTCGGGAGCAACATCGAACGCGTGTAGTTTTGATATTTCACAATTAACATTAAATTGTTTGTCATGATAGAGGTAATACAAGAAGTAAGGGGAGCTTACACGTATGTAGAAAGTAGTTATTTAAATATAATCAGAGTAGGAAATGAGGTTTTGAATGCTGATGTAACAACCGAAATAACAGCACAAGAAACTATCATAAACGATTACATCTAATTTACAACAAAGACCTTAAATAAAGGTTATATAATTATGAATGAAATCAAGTACATTTTAGAGCAAATCAGGAAGACGAAAACAATAGTGCTAATTATAATTCTGCTTGCTTTCATTCTTTTTTATTACAAGTCATTGGTCACTCAAGTAGTGGTTAAAAAAATTGAAACTGTTGACGAAGTTAAAAAAGACATTAACAATAATGTTTTAATTCAACAAATGTTAAATGAATTGATGACAAAATATAATGCTGATAGGGCTTATATATTTCAATTTCACAACACGATCAAGTACTACGATGGAACGCATAGAAACCATCAATCAATGACGTTTGAAGTTTGCAATAATGGTATTAGCTCGGAAGCGCATAATTTACAGAATATTCCTGTTAGCTTGTACCCGATGTTCTTACAGCAAATAATGTTAGAAAGAATGAATTATTGCGACGTGAATAGCATTAAAGAGCAAACGACAAAAGCATCGTTATTAAGACAAGGAATTCAATCGATATGTATAGCACCATATTTCAAGAAAGGAAATTTTGTTGCTTACATTGGTTTAGACTTTGTAAAAGAAAATAAGTGTACAGAGATTGATTTTAAGGAGTTTAAAGAGTTTACAAATGAAATAGGTAATATATTAATGTTATGAGAAAAGGAGGAAAAAAAGGCTGTCAATGTAAAGATGGCACGTATTCAAAAGAGTGTTGCGATGGTAACTCTCAAGGTGTTGGAAGTACTAACCAACAAACAATTAGTAATGTAAACCACACCATCGAAGTAAGGCAAATTACAACAGAAAGAGGTTAATAAAGTTATTAAAGAAAAAAGATATGACTAAAGAAATAAAAGACGCGTTGAAAACTATCAAGACCTTCTTAGGAATGGAGGTGAAGTTAGAGCAAATGAAGTTAGCAGACGGTAACACGGTAATTGAAGCCGATTCATTTGAACCTGGTGCTAGCGTTATGATTGTAGTTCCTGAAGGTGAACCTGTTCCTTTAGAAGTTGGCAAGTACGAGCTTGAAGACGGTAGAGTTTTAATCGTTGAAGAAAAAGGATTGATTGCTTCAATCGAAGAAATGCCAAAAGAAACTGAGGAAGAGGAAGAGATGCCAGTTGAAGCGGATGTGACTCCAGAAGTTGAGGTTAAACAACCTAAAAAAGTTGTAAGCATCACTGAGCAACACTTCGCAGAAATGGAATCAAAGATTGCTGAACTTGAAACTAAGTTAGCTGCAATGACTCCAGAAGTAATCGAGTTGACTGAAGAGCCAAAACCAATTCAGTACAACCCTGAAAACGCAAAACCAATTGAGCATATGGATTTAGCGATAAACACAGGTAAATCAACAAGAGATAAGATTTTAGAAGAAGTATACAATAACAAATAAACAAATAAAAAATGGCTACAACAATTAACATTTCAACTTCATATGCTGGGCAAGATTCTAAGCTATGGGTAAAAGCTGCTTTATTAAGCGGTAACACTTTGGCAAATGGGGGTATGACTATCATTCCTAACATTGCTTACAAAACAACAATGTTCAAAATCGGAACAGACGACATTTTAAAGAACGCTACGTGTGATTTTGATGCTACATCTACTGTAACACTTTCTGAAAGAAGTTTGACATTAGAGCAATTTCAAGTTAATTTACAATTGTGTAAAAAAGACTTTTTGGCTACATGGCAAGCTGAAGAAATGGGATTCAGTGCAAACAAAGTTTTGGCAAAATCATTTGTTGACTACTTGTTAGCTTACATCACTGATAAAGTTGCTTCATCTGTTGAGGTTTCTATTTGGAGAGGTACAAATGCAACTGCAGGGCAAATTGACGGTATCGCTACATTATTGGCTGCGGATGCTGCTTTACCAACTGCGAATGAGGTTGCAGGTTCTTCTGCTATTTCTGCATCTGCTACGGTAATTACTGAATTAGGAAAAATTGTAGACGCTATTCCTAATGCATTGTACGGTTCACCTGATTTAAAAATCTACGTTCCTCAAGGTGTTATGAAAGCTTACATTAGAGCGTTGGGTGGTTTCTCAGTAGCTGCTACTTCAAATTCTGGTACAGATGCTAAAGGGACGCAATGGTACAATGGTGGTGCTTTAACTTTCGATGGTATTCCATTATTCGTTGCTAACGGATTGGCTGCAAACACTGCGATCGCTGCTGAAACTTCAAACTTGTTCTTCGGTTGTGGTTTATTAAATGATACAAATGAAATCGCGCTTTTGGACATGAGTCCATTGGATGGTTCACAAAATGTAAGATTTGTATTGAGAGCAGGAATGGCTGTAAATTACCATTCAGTGTCTGACATCGTTACTTACAATATTCCAAACGCAGCTAACTAATTAACTAATCAATTAACCAATTAAGGGGAGGGTATATTCCCTCCTTTTTTTTTAAACTTTATTTTTATGGCTTGTAATTTATCAATAGGACGCGCGGAGGCGTGCAAAGAGGCAATCGGAGGACTCAAGGCGGTGTACTTCATTAATTTTCAGATAGTTCCATCTGATGTGACTTTTTCAAACGATTTAATAACAGCAGTAACAAACGTGGACAACTTGTATAAATATGAGTTGAAATCAAACGAAAACGTATTTGACCAAGAGATCGTGTCAAGCCGTGAAGCAGGGACAACATTCTTCCGTCAAACGTTAACAATTAAACTGAAAAAACAAGACGCTACAACTCACAAAGAAGTTAAACTATTAGCTTACTCAAGACCACACGTACTTGTAGAAAACAATAACGGTCAATTCTTTGTTATGGGATTGTTTAGAGGAGCTGATTTAACAGCAGGTTCAATAAATAATGGTGGTGCCTTAGGTGATTTTAATGGTTATTCTTTAACTTTTGTTGCGGAAGAGGCTTTACCTGCACCATTCACAGACATAACAAGTTCAACAACTATTGTTTCTGATTGTTTCACGGGTGCAACAGTAACAACTGCTTAGTCGTGGCTTGTTTAATAACACTTGGACGTTCAGAGCCTTGTAAGGATAGCCTTGGAGGGCTTAAAAACGTATACTTTATTAATGAAGATATAACACCTAACTTTATTTATAAAGAATCAGCTCCAGGTGTTTATGCAGTAGATGACTACTTTGGTGAGTCAATCGACTACGTAAATTTTGTGCAATACTTATACAAGTTCGAGCTTAAATCTAACGAGAATGTTTACGACCAAGAAATAGTAAGTTCACGTGAAAATGGAACTACTTTCTTTAGACAAACATTGACTATCAAACTAAAAAAACAGGACATTGCAACACACAACGCAGTTAAGACATTAGCGTATGCAAAGCCGAGAATTTTAGTTGAAAACAACGAAGGGCAATTTTTCTTAGTTGGACTTTTAAGGGGTTGTGATTTAACGGCAGGAAGTATAAATAATGGTGGTGATTTAGGTGGTTTTAATGGATATTCCTTGACCTTCCAAGCCGAGGAGCTTCTACCGTCACAATTTGTGGTAAATGGTACAAGTTCATTTTATTATGACATTATTCCTGCAGGCGGCACAACCGTCACACAAATAATAACAAGTTAATACACGGAGGGGCTTAAAACACCCCTCTTTTTTTTTTGCAACAAAAACACTCTTTTTTAGTTATACTATTACATGATAGTATTAACGACATCCACATCGCCCCAAATAGTTTACTTCGTGCCGCGTGAAGGCTCGGGAAACTCGGATAAGATATTTCTTACAGACGAACAGACAAACGTCACCACAACGATTAATATCACTACATACGCAACAGGTGACTATTACCATACTGCAACAGCTACATTTGGGCTAAAAGAAGGCAGAACTTATGTTTGTAAGATAGGCAAAACAAACGACATTAGATTTTACGGTCGTATATTCTGTACCAACAACCCAAGCTCGAACTTTACACAAACGGTAACAACAAACGAATTTATCATATATGAATAATAACATTATACAATTATCATCCTATACAGCTCCCGTAATTGTAGAAAACAACAAAAACGAATGGGTAGAATATGGTGAAGATAATAACTACTATCAGTTCTTAATCGACCGTTATAGCAATTCAGCAACGAACAACGCTGTAATTAATAACATTTGTCGATTAATTTATGGTCAAGGCTTAACAGCTACGGATAGCGCGATGAAACCAAACGAATGGGCGCAACTATTATCTATATTAAAGGAAGACGATTTAAGACGTATAATCTTTGATTTGTACGCATTAGGACAGTGTGCCTTACAGATTCATTACGATAAAGGACATAAAGCGATTACAAGGGCTTTTCATACCCCTATACAATTGTTAAGACCTGAGAAATGCAATAAGGATGGCGACATTGTAGGATATTTCTATTCTGACAATTGGACGGACCCAAAGAAGTATGTACCTAAAAGATTCGATGCGTTTGGAACGTCTAAAAAAGAAGTAGAGATTTTGTATTTAGCACCTTACACTGCTGGGATGAAGTACTTCTCAAATGTAGATTATCAAGGTGGTATTGATTACGCATTGTTGGAAGAAAAAATAGCTGAATACCTTATTAATGAGGTTAGTAACTCCTTCGCGCCTACCAGTATCGTAAATTTTAACAATGGTACTCCGACTGACGAGATGAAGGATGAAATTTCAGCTCAAGTAATTAGTAAGTTAACAGGCTCAAAAGGGAAGAAAGTTGTAATATCATTCAATGAAAACGAAAATACAAAGACAACTGTTGATACAATACCATTGCAAGATGCTGCAGACCATTATTCTTATTTGTCAGATGAGTCTACTGCTAAAATATTACGTAGTCACAATGTAACTACACCATTGTTATTTGGTGTGACTTCAGCAAGTGGGTTCAGTTCAAATGCTGATGAGATGAAAACAGGGGCGTTGTTATTTGAAAATATGGTTATAAAGCCAAAGCAACAAATGATTGTTGAAATGATAAACAAAATATTATCTTTCAATGGTATTTCTTTAAAATTATCTTTCAAAACATTACAACCTTTAGATGCAGGCGGTGAATTAATTGCAGGAGATTCTAAAAGAGTAATCGATGGTATCAATTCACTTTCTCCATTGGTTGCGAACAAAGTGCTTGAATCAATGACACCAAATGAGGTTAGGGCTTTAGTTGGTTTAGTTCCTGAGCAAGCTGGAGGCAATATTACGCAAATGAGTGCACAAGACGAATTAGACGTTGCGAAGTATGGTGAAGACATTGATTTAGATGAATGGGTATTAGTTGATAGTAGAGAAGTTGATTATGATTTAGAGGATGAGTTGGATGCTGAGCTTGAAAAACTAAACGAACCTACAAATCTTTCTAAGTTTTTAAACCTTGTAAAAACAGGTACGGCAAGACCAAACGCAACATCAATACAAGACGGAAAACTATTTAAACATCGTTACAGATACGTTGGTGAAATAACTGAAAAGTCACGTTTGTTTTGTAAGAAAATGATTCAAGCGAATAAGGTTTATCGTAAGGAAGATATTGTTAGAATGAGTAATGAAATTGTAAACCAAACACGTACACGCACAGATGGTACAGTTGGAGGTTTAGGGCCGCGTGGAGCGACTACATATGATATATGGTTATATAAGGGCGGAGGAGCTTGCCATCATAAATGGGTGAGAGAAACGTATTTACGTAAATCAGACGTTAATTCACCAATTGCACAAAAATACATGAAGGAGTTTAGACCTTCGGTTGCTCGCAAACTTGGTGAGATTGTACCTGTGAATGATAAAAAAGTTTATACAAGACCGATTGATATGCCTAACAAGGGATTTTTACCTAAATAATTAAGACATGGCAGAAGCACTATTAATATCAAAAAAAGACTTACAAGAATACACTTCTTTAAACGCAAACACCGACGTTGACAAAGTGATTCAATTCGTGTTGGTTGCGCAAAACATTTGGATTCAACAATACACAGGGAGTAAACTGTTGGATAAGATTAAAACGGATATTACCAACAACACTCTTGCAGGTAACTATATAACACTTGTAAGGTCGTATTTAAAGCCGATGTTGATTCATTTCACTATGGTGGAATACTTACCGTTTTGCGCTTACACAATTTCAAACAAAGGGATATATAAGCACCAATCTGAGAATAGTGAGATTGTATCAAAGGAGGAAGTTGATTACTTAATCGAGAAAGAAAAACGTATTGCAGAAAGTTACTCTCAAAGGTTTTTAGACTATATTTGCAAGAACAATAGTTTGTTTCCTGAGTATACAACCAACGAAAATGGTGATGTTTATCCGCAACATAATAACTACTTAACAAATTGGTATTTATGAAAAAAAAGAAAGAATATAAACCAAAAGAAGAAAATATAATTAAACTAAAACAATATTTAAATGATATTAGCAAATCACGGAGTAGTAAGTAGCAGTGGTGCGTCTTTTGACGCGGATGCACTTTCATTCATAACAGCCGCTTCAATTACTGATAACACACAAAAAACAGCAATAAACACGCTTGTAACTGATTTAAAAACTTACAACATTTGGACGAAAATGAAAGCTCTTTATCCATTTGTAGGCGGTAGCGCTTTTTCTCATAAATTCAACCTTAAAGACCCAAGAGATGATAACGGAGCATTTAGGTTATTATTTGTTAACGGATGGACACATTCATCTACTGGAGCTTTGCCAAATGGAACAGATGCTTATGCTGACACTAAATTAATACCTTCAACTACTCTAACACAATATAATTCTCATTTATCTTATTACTCAAGGAGTCAAACACTATCATCTTTAAATACTGAGTTTGGGGCATACGTTAATGATAATCAATGTATGCTTCTAACACTTCAAAGGAGTGGAGGAAATGGGGGTGCTGTGCAATATTCAATAAGTTCCGACTCTAATATGGCTTTATTGCTTGGTAATACGACTACAACAGGTATGTATTTAAGCAATCGAAACTCATCAACAGCATCTTCATTAAAATATATAAGAAATGGTGTTTCATTAGCTAATGCAACAACAACAGCTGGGTCTTTACCTAATATACCATTATTTTTAGGAGCTTCAAACAACGCTTCAAGTGCATTTTATTTTTCAACAAAACAATGTGCATTTTCCTCAATTGGTGACGGATTAACAGACACCGAAGCAACCAACTTTTACACAGCAGTACAAGCATTTAACACAACTTTAAATAGACAAGTATAATGGACGTTTACAAATTAACAATAGAACAAGCTCAACAAATAGAGGGGCAAACATACGATGGTCAACAATTAATGGTACCACCGACAGATGCAGAAGGAAATCGTTATATTTCTCAAGAAGTATATAACAATATTACTTTAGTACGTGCGAATGAGTTAGGAGTGATTAATTGGTGGTTTACATTACCTTTGATTCCTTATAATCCTATTGTTAGTGAATTTATATGAAACGTAAATTCTACGAGGGGCAAACAATAAATAATAAAGTCATTCATACGGTTTGGAGCGACTCAAGTAATCACATGATAAGATATACAGATGGAAGTTTTCAAGTTATTAAAAAATAGATGGAATGCACCAACGCCAAACTTTTGGAAGAAAGTGCAATCAGTAGGAATAGTAATCGGAGGTTTAGGAGCTGTTTTAATCGCACCGCCTTTCGGTTTTGCAATTGCACCTTATATGGTGGCAGTTGGTTCAGTGGCAGGAGTGTTATCACAATTGACAGTAGATGAACAACGTTAGAAATTATACAACAGACCAACTACTTGATAGAGTAGAAGAGTTGAAGTCGTTCAAAACTATTCCTGTTGGATATTGGATTCTTGGTGTTAGATCAAATGAGGACGCACCAAACAAGTACGACGATAAGTTTTACTTATTCAATAATGAGCAATTTGTTAAGGTTGTAACAGGCACGACTAACCCCGGCACACCAATTTTAGAAGGTGGTTATTTGAAGTATAACAAAGTAGGAGCAGCGGTTGTTAAGTCAAACGAATGGTATTACGATGTTTGGAAGTTTGGATTACATCAAGGTAAGCAACCTGCATTAAGGCAAGTGGGTAACTTCATTGTTTACCGTGACGGAGATAAAGATGGTAAAAGTGAAGAAATAGGAGTGCCAATCGTTGGAAGTGGTTACGGTATTAATTTTCATAGCATTTCAAATGATTTATCCGTAAAAAAGATTGGTGAAAACATTGGTGGCTGGAGTGCTGGATGCCAAGTGTGTAATAATGTAGAGCAATACAGCATGATCATTAACATGATTAAAAATCAAAATAGAATAACATACTGTTTATTAGAAGAATTTTAGTATCTTTATAGTGTGTTTTGGAGCGGTTTAGAAATAAATCGCTTTTTTTTTGCTTAAAAGTTTGCTTATTAATAATTAATACTTATATTTGTAACATAATTAATAATTCAAAACTATAAAGTATGAGTAATTTAACTAATGTTGTTGTAAAAGATTCAATTGAAAAAAAAATTGAAGCAATGAAACCGTTTGCGGTAATGGTTTATCATGAGTGGTTAAAATCAGATAAGGACACTTGTTTTAAAAAGTATGAAGTAATTGACATACAATTTAATGCTTTTGTAACTTATAAAATGAGCAGTGAATGTATTAGATTTTATAAAAAAAATAAACATTTATTTATTAAAAAAATAGATAATAATAATGGTAGTATTTATGAGTTTAATAATTTCAGTGATTTAGAGCAATTTAAAATTTTAAAAAATAAAAACACATGAAAACAGCAGAATTAATTGAAAGCCAAATTACCGAAATCAGAAAGATTTTAGGTTATGATAACAGATTCGAACAAGTGCCTTATTCAAAGGAGCTAGTAACAGAAACGCAAAAGGTTGTCGGAGAAAATTATTTATTCATTTTAAAAATTATGGGTCATGAGGCACGCTAGAACTTTACTTTACATTTTAATATGTATAATTTCAGTAGGATTTGTTAATCGCTATTGGAACGCATCCACAGCGATATGGATTGGATTTGGATTATTAGGTTGTTATTTAATAGGTAGAAGTTATGAAGAAGTTAATTAGAAATATATTCAAGGTAGACACGTTAATTATGCCCTCAGACGTTGAATTCACAAAGATTGATAGTGATAGTGTATACGTATCGTTTGAAGAGCTTAGAGAGCGTTTGTACATCAATGACGGTTTAGTTTACGATGAACCGGGCAACCGTATCTGTACAACAATGGAGTTAGAGCAATTTGACAACTTTAAAGAAATTAACCAATGTACAACGTGTGGTGGATCAGGTGAGTACATGGTGACCGATTACGACCAAGATGCACCATTTCAAAACATTTTAATAAACTGCTATTGTGAAAAGCCCTTCGAGTTATGAATACATTTACGAGCGCGTACGTAACATGCTCGAAGCGGGATGGATACAGTTAGACATCGCTAAACATTTAAACGTACCTGTTGCGACCGTTGGACACGCAATCGCAACATGGGAAGGAAAAAAGTATATAACAAGCCTATATTTTGGGCATAAAAACCAAGCATATTATGAAGAAGATTACATTTATCAAGCCCCTACTTATGACGAGCTTTCTGATGATGAGC